GTATCTGTTGCAGAAGGCGTGCCCCCCCGGTAAGCGTTCGATGTGCATCTCGTCGGGGATGATGTCCACCCTCGGCGGAGCCATCACGAACGTGTTCAATCCGGGTGACGAGATCAGCCGCATGTTCAAAGAGGGCTATCTCGGGCGTTTGGCCGGCTTCGATTTCTTCGAGAGTCAATCGCTCTACTCGCACACGGCCGGAACGTGGGCCAGCGCAGTCTCGGTGAGCGGGGCCAACCAGTCGGGCACCGCTCTCACGGTCACGGCCCCCGCCGGCGCAACCTTCAACGTCGGCGACAAGGTCTCGATTCTGAACGTGAACATGGTCAACCCCATGACACGCCGGATCTCGGGTCCGAAAACGGCGATGACGTTTACCATCACTACGGCACTTACTGCCGTGGGCGGCGGCGGCGACATCATCAACATCCTGCCGGCCATCTACGGTCCCGGCAGCCAGTATCAGAACGTGGACGCGCTGCCGGCCAACAGCGCCGCGCTCACCCTGTGGCCGGGCACGACCTCGCCCAACGGCAAGGTGGGCACGGTGGGTCTCGGACTCTCCCGGTTCGCGTTCGCGTTAGTCGGCGCGAAGCTGTACGTGCCGAAGGCCGTCGAATCCGCGGGCCAGGCGCACGATCCCGACTCGGGTATCGCCATCCGCAAGGTGAAGGCCTGGGATCCGGTCAGAAGTATGCAGGTCAACCGCATGGACTCTCTGATGGGCATGGGAAACCTGTATCAGGACAACGGTGCGGTCACGGTCGTGGGTGCGTAAAGGAGAACGACAATGCCAAGAGTATCTTCACACTTCTCCATTCAGGATCCGCGCTTCGGATCCGTCGTTTTCTTCACGACCACCCCGGCAACCATCTCGGCTGATGCGGCCGTCACCTACACGACCGATCAGGTGCTGGGCGGCATGATCATCCATTCCAGCCTCACAACGGGGCGCACCGCCACGCTGCCTACCGCCGCGCTTCTCGCCGAAGCCATCCAGGGCGCCTTCGTCGGGCTCACCTTCAACTTCACCGTGGCACCCACCGGGGGCACGCTCACGGTCGCCGTGGGAACCGGGGGAACGGCGGTGGGCACCATGACGTGCGTCACGACCGCGTTCAAAACATTCGCTATCCGGTTCACCAACGTCGGCATCGGCACCGAAGCTTACAGCGTGTATTCTTTGGGCACAGCTACTGCGTAGGCAACAGCATGCGGAGATACGAACTCGCCCTCGGCAACAAAGTCGATGCGTTGATCAAGGAGATCGAGCGGCTGGCCGCCTTCGGGTACGTTCCGCAAGGCGGCATCGCCGTCTCCGAGGCCTACGGGCGGCTGGGTCAGGCGATGGTGCTGCCCGACCTCGCACTGGCCACCGTCACGCTCTTCCCTACCGCGGTAACCGTCCCGAACCGGGGCGGAAGCGGAAGCGTCAACGCCACTCTCACGGATCCGGGGACATGGGAGGTGGACCCGGCCTCGATACCGCCCTGGCTCACCATCACGCCGGTGGGATTGCAGACCGCCGACGTCTCGATCGTGTACACGGGCGCCGCCAATACGACGGGGGCGGCGAGGCAGGCCGTCGTCAAGGTCAATACGGCAACTCTGACATTCAGCCAATCCTGATTGCTCCTTCGCGACTACGGGGCGCTCTGGTTCGACGGGGGCGTCCCGCCTTTTTCACCGTATGCCGATCAACGAATCGAAGTTCCCACGGCGCGGCGGTATGACCGCGGCACAGAAACGCGAAGCTGAAATCGCTCTCTATGGAGTAGGAGGTGGCGACAACATGCCACAACAGAAGAACGAGCACGAACTACCCACGGCGCCGCCGGTGGGAACGATGGACTTGAACAACCCGCCCAGGATGCCGTATCACTTCGAGCCCTTCCCAGCGACCCTGTACAAGGGCCGCGAGAACCGCATCGTGCAGAACGAAGCGGAACAGAAGGACTGGATGAGCAAGGGCTGGAAGAAGCAGCCGGAGCCCGAAGGCGTTGAGGCCGAAGAGCACGAAGCGGAGCCCAAGCCCGCCGAAAAGAAGAAGTAAATGCCGTTTGTCGATGCCGACATCTTGTATCCTGCGCTGAGGCTGGCGCGGGTGACCGGCGGCCCGGGGAGGACAGCTTCCCCGGACCAGATCCAGGACGCATTCCAGAGCCTCAACAGGATGGTGGATTCCTGGAGCACACTGCGGGGCCTGATCTTCTCGATCCAGCGTCAAGAGTACGTTCTCACGCCGGCGAAGCCCGTCTACACCATCGGGCGAGGGGGCGGCGCCGACTTCGTTGCGGACCGTCCCACGCGCATCAACGACGCGAACGCGATCATCACCACGGGAGCGAGCAAGGTGCACTTGCCGATCCGCATCCTGAGTCCCGCGGAGTGGGCGCAGATCCGGCTGCGGGAGTTTCCCATCACGTTCCCCACGATGATGTACCCCGACTACAGTTCTCCGAATTGCAGCCTGTACTTCTGGGGAACGCCCACCGCATCGCCGGGGCTCGAATTGTGGACCTGGCAGCAGATGCATCAATTCGCGTTTTTCGACGACCCGATCATCGTGCCCCCTGGCTACCTCGATGCTTGCGTGTACAACCTGGCGGTGCGGATGGGCGACACCTTTGGGACGACGCAGGCGATGAGCCCCAACGTGTTCGCCGATGCCAGGCGGACGCTCGCGCTGGTGAAGGGGCTCAACATGCCATCGACGGAGATCGCGAGCGCGGATATCGGAACGTCGAGCAGGCCGAAAGCAGATTTCAACTACCTTAGCGGCGGACCCGCGTAATTCAAGGAGAACATCATGGCGCTCGTTGTCCCAAATGGTGCGGAGATCATTGCGCTCAGTTATCTGCTCGGCAAGGTCACGACAACCGAGAACGTGGTCCTGCGTCTCTACACAAATAACATCACCCCCGCCGAGACAGACACGGCGGGCACGTATACGGAGGCGTCGGGCTTTGGCTACGCGAGCATCACGCTGACGGGTGCATCGTGGACGATCACGGGCGGAAACCCAACGAGCGCGGTGTACTCGCAGCAGACGTGGACGTTCACAGGTGCTTTGGGGAATGTGTATGGTTACTACACCACGAGGGCGTCGAGCGGCGACCTGGTGTATGCGGAACGCTTCACCGACGGACCCTATAACATCGTGAACAACGGGGATCAAATTAAGCTGGCGGCAAGCCTGCAGGCCGAGTGATCGCCGTTCTTCACTTTGTTGCAGCGCCCTGCTGCGGGTCCACCGACATTCGAAGAGAGCACATCTAAATGGCCCTTCAACTCCTCGATCTTTTCGAGACGACGCTATCCGCCAGTTATACGGCGGGAGGTTCTTCGCTGACGCTCACGTCCGTCAGTGGCCTGCCGTCGTCGGGCGATTACTGGATTGCCGTATACGATCCGGCGAATGCCGCGAGCACCTACGAGGTCTTCAAAGTCACGGGCGCGGCCAGCGGCTCGGTAATCCCCGTAACCGGGGCGCAGGCAACCACTACCGCCAAGAACCACGCGACCGGGGAGAAGGCATACGGCAGCGTGCTGACCGCATCGGCGCTTACCCAGCTAAAGCTGGACATTAACGGTTCAGGCATCTCGATCTACACGGGTGTCGGCCGCCCGGATGGCGTAGGGCCGGACCTCGCGCCGCACAACATGACATCGAATACGGCGCCGTCCCCCTATGTTGCATCCGCATCGAGCGAGTTGAACCCGGCGTGGAAGGCCTTCGACGGCACGACGGGAATGTGGACCTCTACCGGCAGCACGGGATGGCTCAAACTGGACCTGGGGTCCGCCAAATCTCTGGGTAAATACGGATGGAAGAGCGGCCCTTCCGGCAATCCGCAACAGCACCCCAGGAACTGGACCTTCTCCGGCTCGAACGACAACAGCACGTTCAATACCGTGGATACTCAGACGGCCATTGCGTCGGTGGGTTCATCGGTCACTCAGCTATTCACCATGTCTCCGACGGTGGCGTATCGCTTTTGGAAATTCGATGTGACGGTGATCAACGGCGGCAGCAACGTGGAGTTTGACGAATTCTACCTCTATCAGGCCGCCACTGTGTTTACCGGCGGGGTGACCGGCGATCTGTATTTAGACACGTCCGGTCTGGGATTGTACGGACCCAAAACGTCCGGTGGAGCATGGCCCTACATAGGGAAACTGTCTCCGTAGGCCGAGAGCCGATGCGGTGTGATCAAGACATCCCAATTAGGGCAGGCATGGCTCGGCCAGTCGCAGGTGGCGGGATACGGGGTGGAGGCCGATGGCTCGCACTCCTACACCGGATCCGGGACGCTGACGTTCTCTGGCGCGGCTTCGCTCGCGAAGACGAAGGCGTATACCGGCACGGGCACGCTCACCTTCAGCGGATCAGCCGTCACGGCGTCCGGACTCACTGTTCGCCGCAGTGCCTGGCTTGGCAAGGCATGGAGCGGATCAGCCCAGTTATCCGGGTTCGATATTGGACCTGGCGCGCACAGCTACACCGGCTCGGGAACGCTAACCTTCAGTGGCGCGGCTGCGCTTGCGAAGACGAAGGCGTATACCGGCAGCGGGACGTTGACCTTCTCAGGCGCGGCGGCCACGTCAATCTCCGGAACGCACAGCTACACCGGATCGGGCGCACTCAACTTCAGCGGTACCGCGCCGGTAGCCAAGACGAAGGCCTACACCGGAAGCGGCACGATCGAATTCCTGGGCGCCGCCGAGACACAGAATATCTGGTCGGGCATCGACGGCGGATTATTCCGCAAGCTGCCGGTTCCGGCGCTGGGCACGCTGACGCGGCAAGGCACGCCCTACGCGCTGCTGCACAAGCTGCCGGTCCCGGTAGTGGGCAATACCGGCCCTGCGGCGCTGCGTTCGCCCCTGGTGCGTCAGCCGGTCCCGCAGGCGCACATCCAGCAGGACCGGACGCCTGTTGCCT